CGGCCTTGACAGGCTGCCTGCAGCCTGGACTTCCTTTCGGGGAGGTTCGGAAACTGAAGGATCGCCGTGTATCGGCTTCTAGGTCCACCTGAGATAGTATCAAAGGTCCTTTTTGGTAACAAAGAGGGTGGGATTACAAACCCCATGAAGATCAGATGAAGGTAGTTGATAGGTTTACTATTTATATAAAAATAATAATTAAACACTATGCAACATTTAAACGCCTTACAGCGTAAGAGTGCTGCAGCGATTTGGCAAAGCGCCGTAAAAAGCGTTTCGCGGTTGGCGGGATTACTCGCAAGAGTGGTTCCGTTGACCGTAGGATCAACTTCCACTGGTTGGGTAACAGCCTCCAAACGATTCGCTATGTTCGTCGTTGCTACATCACGTAAGCAGGGTCAAAGGGGGACTGCGATTTATCTGAAAGGGGCCAATCTTAATTTATTAAGAGCGGTTTCCGGAAAGAGGTTGCAGAATCCTCGCGATTCTGGTACGGCGGTGTCCGTATCCAACGGGGGCTTACCCCGGCTTATACCTACAGCTCACAGAGCTCGGATCAGAGGTGGGGATAAAGCGGTATTGCGCTTTTGGTTAGGTTTATTTACCCTTTACCGGGTTTTAGCCTTCCGGGGCGCGTATTCTCTTAAGACCATCGTGAATCCGGGTGTCGTTATCTCTTCTGATTTGATGAAAAGCTGGGTATCTTTCCTTAATGGGAAGTACACGGAATATCTAGAAAAGGAGGGGGTAGCGAGCTTCTTTTCGCCAGTCGAGTTTCTCGATGAACCCTCTACGGGAACCGGAACGGTGCACGGATCCGTTGGATCCGAGCACTTCGGCCGGGACGTAAATAAAGGTACAGGAGAGCACGTTCTGTCGTTAGGAGTCCGTAGACCTGTAATAACCAAGTCGGGACCAAACTCCCGTGGTGGTTCAGTGTCTGTCGCGTCGGCGATCTCAGATTGTGCGGCTTGGTTATCTAGGCCGGACTTATTCTGGGCGCTGATGCGTTTCGCTGAGCTGACGGGGTGTCCTTTTATCGATAACGGACCTCTATGGGTCGCAGCCTCGGATATTTTGATCAAGACTGAAAAGTTTCGGTCAGATATTCGGGCGGGCCGATGTGAGAATCCTCTCGGTAAGGGGGCTCCTGTGTCTAGCGGTCCTTTTGGGTCGCTAGGTAAACTGGGAGTGAGGGAAGAACCCGGGAAGATGCGACTATACGCTATGGTGGACTGTTGGACACAATGGGTAATGAATCCGTTACATGTGGCCCTCTTTGCTGTTCTCAAGATTATACCCCAAGATGGTACCTTTAATCAGGTTAAACCAGTCAAGGAATTAGTCGAGAGACTCAAAACTAAAGGCTCCAAATCTGTCTGGTCTTACGACCTTTCAGCAGCAACGGATCGCTTGCCGGTTGTGTTACAAGAGAAATTGTTAGCCGTGTTCACCTCAGATGAGTTTGCGAGTCTTTGGAAGCAGCTCCTGTGTGATAGAGAATATAAGGTTCCGGATGATCTGAATAAGACGTTCGGGGCCCGGTACTTATCGAAAGCACTTGGGCGAGAGCTGAAGTTCGGCGAACCCGTGAGCGTACGATACGCTGTAGGGCAACCTATGGGTGCGTTATCGTCGTGGGCAATGCTGGCAATGACCCATCATGCGATAGTGCAATTTGCGGCATGGAGAGCCGGATGGAGAGTTTGGTTCTCAGACTATGCAGTATTGGGAGACGATGTCGTCATAGCCAATGGCGATGTCGCTCACCAATATGTACGGTTCATGAAAGAAGTGGGAGTAGACATCGGTTTTCACAAATCGATTGTTTCGAACAATCTTTCTCTCGAGTTTGCCAAGCGTTTCTTCTTTAAGGGAGAAGAGGTGACGCCTTTTCCCCTTCTGGGAGCTGGGGTTGGCTGGCTCGGAGTAGATTTCGTGCCTGAAGTGATTCGGGCGTGCGAAACCCTTACGGGTAGTTCTACTACTGTCTTTGCTCTTGCACGGTACTTGGGATATGGGATGCGTGTAGCGTCAAAAGCGGGTAACGCCCGTCTAGACAGACTTGCGCGTCGGGTATCTTCAATGTTAATCCTGGTATTACATCCAGGGTCGGTCAGAGGCGTAAGTGATTTAGCATCCTGGTGGAAAGCCAAGAGCTTCGGCTCGAAGTGGACTACTACGGTGTTGGATCGATCTAATGCGATCACTCATGTACTATCATATGTTAATGGTTCGCTCATTCCAGCTTTAGAGGAACGTATGTTCCGTATACTGTCTGAGTTTAAGTTGGACTTCAATCTACCGTTCTCACCGAAAGGTGAGTTACGGGACGAGTGTGAACAGTGGTGGTCATTTGTGCTAGCAGAGGAGCTCTTACAATCCTTTGAACGATCATTGGATTCGATCAGGGAAATGGCCTGGGGGATTGAGCAGAGTGATGAGCCAGAAGACTCTGAGGTAACTCAGTTGTTGGAGGCTATTGAGGCTATTGAGGTGGAGTCAACGGCGATTCCAATGCAAGTTCGATCAATCAAACCAAAGCCTTCCAAGGCTGCGGTAAGAGAGAGAAAACCCAAGTTGGTTCGTACGTGGCGTAAACTTCATAGTTTCATTACCTCTGCTAGAACAGGCTCCGCGCGCTAGCTTATTTTGCTAGGAAAGCGTAGTACACTAGCAGTCGACTCACCTAATACCCAACTGGGAAGGTATCATGCGATGTATCTAGTCGTATGGTATCTAAGAGGAGATCCGCGTCCTCTATGGTGGAATGTGCTGATAGTTAAGTGCCCGACTATTAGGTTCTGCCATATGACAACAAGTCTAAAAAAGCATCTTAAGCTACACAGCACCGGGAAACGGAG